TGCCCCCCTCGGCGCCGAGCCCCGCACGCGTCCCCGACGCGACCGATCGCGCGGCCGACCTCGCGAACGCGCTTTTGGGCGCGCTCCGCACGCCCGCGGAAACCGCGCTCCCGGCCGACCTTCTCGACACGCTCGACGCGATGACGGTCCGCGGCACGGACGACGCGCGCATGGGCGCGCTGTACGATCACGCGCTCACGTTCGACCCGCCGACGCGCGTTCGCCCCATCCTTCGGGACTTCGTGAGCCTCGCAACGTGGGCAGGCCACGTGCGCGGCATCCTCGCGACCATGGCCGCGCATCCGGCGCCCGTCGCCGCGCCCAAGGTGGCGCCCCCGGTGGCGCCCGTCGTCGAGCCCCCGCCGACCCCGTCCGCCTTCCACCGTGCAGGCGCCGTGCTCGACTACACGCGAGCAACGGAACCCGTCGCGATCCGCCTCGTGTCCGAGCGCACCGGCGTGACGCACGCGTTCCGGTTCGCGCCCGTCAAGGGACCGGTGCGCGTCGCCCGGGCCTACGTGTCGTACCTCCCAGCCGACGGCGGCCGGCCGCTCTACCTCGGGTCGCTCCGGGTCGACGGCGGCATCGCGCACGGCGGGATGCGCGCCGCCATGAGCGCGGACGCGGAACCCTTCCGCGCGCTCACGTGGGCGTGGGCCGCCTTCCAGGGCGGGAGGATCCCGCCGGCCCTCCGCGTCGAGGCCATCGCGCACTGAACTTGACAAGCGGCGACAACCGTCGTAGGTTGTCGCTCGCCCTTTGTGGCGCTCACGGTGAGCGCCTCGAAGGGCGGGAACCCCCGCGCACCCCTCACGAAAGGACCCTCACCATGGCCCATCAGATCACCGACACCGATGCCACGTTTTTCGTCCAGGAACCCGCGTGGCACGGCCTTGGGCTTGTGCTCGACGACGCCCCCTCGGACGCGACCGTGGCCGCGTCGATCGCCTTCGCGCGCCGCGACGGGAAGCCGGGCGCGTGGTCGCTCGCGAAGCAACCGCTTTTCGTGCCCGACGGCACGATGGTGCCGGACCACTTCGCCGTCGTCCGGACGGACACGCGCGCGCCCCTCGGCGTCGTCGGGTCGAAGTACGCGATTGTCCAGCCGGCGGAGCTGTTCGCCGCGGCGCAGCCGCTTCTCAACACCGGCCGGTGGGCGTTCGAGACGGGCGGGAGCCTCATGGGCGGCGCAACCACGTGGGGCCTGCTCAAGTCGAAGGCGCTCGACCTCGGCGCGGGGGACGTGATTCAGCCATACCTCCGTCTCGACGCGGACAACACCGGGCGCCGCGCGGTCGAGCTTGCGCCGACGGCTACGCGCATCGTGTGCGCTAACACGCTCGCGATCGCGCGCGCGGAGAAGGTCGACGCGTTCAAGATCCGGCACACGGCGTCCGCCGGGCTTCAGCTCGAAGAGGCCGGCGAAGCCATCGCGCGCGCCGAGCGCATCGACGCGCAAACCATCGCGGAGGCGCAGCTCCTCATCCGGCGCCGCGTGTCGAAGGCGGAGACGGAAGCCTACTTCGCGCACCTGATTCCGGACACGGACACGGAGCGCGGGACGGCGCGCGCGAAGAACACGCGCACCACGCTCGTGCAGGCGCTCGACCGTGCCCCGGGCGCGCAGCTCGCGACGGCGCGCGGAACCGCGTGGGGTATGTACCAGGCCGCAACGTGGTACGCGTCGCATGGCATGCGCCCGGACGCCGACGCCGACACGCGTACGAGCGCGCTTTGGTATGGCTCGGCGCGCGAGCTGATCGAGCGCGCTCGCGTGGCTGCGCTGGCCGTCGCCGCGTGACGGCGTGCGCCCCCTCGGGGGCGCTCGTCCGCGCCTGCGCTTGACCCTCGGGTCGAGACCGGGCGCGGCCGATAGTCGGCCGCACGAAAGGTAGGGTTTCCATGCTCGGCACACTCACGCGCGACGCGCTCATGGCGCCGCCCGATCTCACGCTCGAATCCCTCGGGCGCATGCTCGAAGGCTCGGGGCTTTCGCTTGGCTCCGCGTATTGCCTCGACGGCCGGTGGTCCGCGCTCGCGACCACGCGTGACGCGTCGCGCGTCGCCGTGGGCGAGGGCTCGACGCTCGCCCATGCGCTCTGGTCCGCGCTCGTCGCGCTCACGGAAGGGGGCGTGTGATAAACCTCGGCCTGGTAGACAACCCTTGACAACTTCCGACAGCGGACCCATACTCACTGAACCGAACCGAAACCGAACCGAACGAACGAAGGAGATACGATCATGCCGACGATCCAGCCGCCGAAGAATCCGCCCGCAGTCCGAATGGATGCCCTGATCTCCGCCATCTCCGCGCTTGGCACGCGCGCGCGCACCGCGGAGCTGGCGACGCTCACCGTCGCGAGCGCGGCGGAGATCGCCCGCGAGCACGGGATCGAGTGGAACGACATCCACGCGACGCTCGCATACGAGCTGCCCTTCGTGCTCGGCGTCGGCCGTCTCGCCTGAACGCACGACCCGAACGCGCAAGCGTTCGTGGCTCGGCTCGATGCGTCGAACCCTCGACGCATGGCGCCGCGGCACGATCAACCGCCCCGGAGAATCGAGACCCTCATGTCGAATCACAACCCGTTCGCCACGCTCCCCGTCGCCACCGATCACAACTCGCAGATCGTGGTGTCCCTTGGTTTCCTCCTCGACGCGCTTCGGATCGCGCCGACGTTCGCGAGCAAGGACGACGCGCGCACCCCCCTGAACCAGATCGCGATCGCGGTCGAAGGCAAGGTCGCACACGTGGCAGCCACCGACGGGCACCGTGCGTGCATCTTCTCGGAGACCTACGACCCAGCGGGGCTGGTTCGGAACGATCGGCGCATCGGCATCTGCGTGGAGGACGTAGCGGACCGCGCGAAAATCAAAGCCGCGATCACTGTACTGAAGGCGCTCCGCAAGACGGTCCGCGCGAAGATGGTTCCAGTCGCGCTCCACGTGTCTGAGGACGGCAAGGAAGCGCTCGTCGTCGACCCGCAGAATGGAGACGTGGTTGCGCGCCTTTCCACGACGGAAGAGACGCTCCCACCGATCCACGCGGTGATCCCACAGCCGAAGACGGGCAACGCGGCCATCGTGCGCGTGAACGCGCGCTACGCCGCAGAGGCGTTCACCGCGATCGGCGACTGGCACGCGGAAGAGTGGAAGGCACACGCGGCCGACGTGGCCGCCCAAACGGACGCGATGAAACCGTGGGTACTCCGCCAGAAGACGAGCACGCGGGAATCGGTCGTGGTGACGATGCCGATGCGCCAGTAGTCCGGGGCAGTCTCGGATCGACCGAGGCTCGCCATACGGACACGTCTCCGACGTGTCCGTATGGCGCGGCTCGACCTTCCCCGCGCCTACAGGAGGACCATCATGCCGACGACCCTCGTCATCGACTCTCACTCGAACGTCGCCGACATCGCCTTGGGCGTGAGCACGGAAGCAAGCGCCACGCTGCGCTACGCGCTTCGCCTGCTCGCTTCGTGCTCGCCGGACGGGACCTACATCGAAGGGATCCTCAGTGAGCATCCCCTCGACCCTCAGGTGATCGAACGTCTCTCGGGGCTCCTCGGCGCGATCAACCGCGCGGGCTTCCAGCAGGCCGCGACGTGCGCGCACCTTGCCAGTGTCGCGATCAAGATCGCGGACGAGGCCGCCTACTCCCGCAGCACCGATGCGCTCCGCGACGCGCTTACCTGGGCAGGGAAGGCCGCGCAGGCGGCTCACCGGGTGGACCGCGCGATTCACGCGTCGCTCGACACCGAGGCGCAGCTCCTCGCGGGCTGAAGGTGATCGTCATGACGTCCCCGGTGAACCACGCATCCCCGGTGCTCGCGAAGATCCGAAAGCTCCTCGCGCTCGCCAAAAGCACGAACCCGAACGAAGCCGCCGTAGCCGCCACGCAAGCGCAACGGCTACTCGACGAGCACAACCTCTCGCTCCTCGACATCGACGAGCCGGAAGAGCGCGTCGCGGCCGACGTGGACGCCTTGTGCGGCACCGTCGATGGGCGGCTCACGCCGTGGCGCACGGCGCTCGCACAGGCGCTCGCGACGAGCAACGGGTGCGTGCTCCTCAGCCGCGGGGGACAGATCCGTCTCGTCGGTCGCCCGACGGACACCGCCGTCGTCCGCTACCTCTTCGTGTTCTGCGAGCGCGAGATCGAGCGGCTCACCGCGCGGCTCACGCTTCGGTGGTCTCGCGCAGAAAAACGCTCGTTCCGCATGGGCGTCGTCGCCACGATCCGAATCAAGCTCGCCGCGGCTCGCGCGGCGCACGCGGACGGCGCACAAGCAATCGTGCTCGTCGACCGCCGGTGGGCGGATGCGCGCGCCGTGATGCAGGAAATCACCGGCGGACGGGTGCGCGCGGCACGCACGAACATCCCGGAGGCGTACGCCTACCGCGCAGGCCAAGAGGCCGGCACTGAGATCGAGCTTTCCCAAGGGCTCGGCGCCGGCCAGGAAAAGCGCGCGCTTCGCTCCGACAACACTTGACAGCCATCGACAACCAACCCACACTTTCCGTAGGAGGCTCACCATGCACATTTACGGCGCGAACCCGTCTGGAGGACGCAACGTCGGCATCGAGATCGACGGGCTTTCGGTGCTCATCACATCGAACGGCCCCGAGGACAACGCGCGCGCGCGGCAGCTCGGAGAGCTGCTCGAAGCTCCGCTCGAAGCGGTCGAGCTGGTCTTGCAGGCGCAAGGGCGGCTCCACACCTACCAGTCGATCGCCGAGTCGAAGGACGAGGTGATTCACAAGCTGGAAGCGCGGATCGCGGAGCTGCGCGCGAAGCTCGACGTGGCCGCGAAGGAAGCGTCGCGACCGTATTTCTTCGGGCCGGTGCTCCTCGCCCGCGCGTCGGACGACGACACCGAGTGGACGGGCGAAGTTGACCTCCTCGATCCCGTGCGGCGGGACCGTGGGTGGGGCATGCGCTTCGCGTCGGTCGCGGCGGTGTTCGCCGAGTACCCTCGGCTCAACTTCCTGTGCACGACCGAGCACGGCGTGCTCCTCGACACCCCGGGCCGGAAGGCGGGTGCGCGGTGACCGACTCCGAAACGCGCATCGTGGCCGTTCGCGGCATCGAGCTGCGTGCCGGCGACACGCTCTTGAACGTCGACGGAACGCCGAAGGCGATCGTGGTCGCCGTGCGTAGCTACGTCCTTCCGGCGCGCGTGCTTCACGACGTCTTCAGCGTGCGGCACCCATTCGACATGCCTGTGCGGCTCATCGACACGAACCCGAGCTGTTTCGGCTTCACCGCCTTCAACGACGACTACTACGAAGTGCGCCGCTAACCCTCCACCGCGAAAGGTTCCCATGACGAAAACCCCTGATGACTTCGACCTCGGCTTGCTCGACGGGCGCGTGTTCACGCACGGTACGCACACGAATCCCGCGGAAGGAATGTGCGCGCTCGAAGCTGCGTCGATCCTTCTCGGCGAGGAGTTCACCGACGAACCTTCGGTCGTGCCCCTCACGCTCGTGACCTACGTGTCGCGGCTCAACGACGCAGAAGCGTGGGAGTCGAACGAGCAGCGAACGGCGATGCTGAAACCGCTTCTCCCGCGCCTCCTCTGTGTCGAAAGCTCCTACGGCTGGACGGTGCGGTGCCTCGGGCTCCACCTTGCGTTCCTCCGCGGAAAGTTCCTCGCGGAGCTTAATAGCCTCGGCTTCACCGACGCGGCTACGGAGATCCGCGACGTGGGCGAAGTGATCGACATCCCCTCCGCGCACCGGCTCTCCGAGGCGTACAAGCACGCGCAGTACGCGGTCGATCGCGTTTACTACCCGCTGAGTGAGACCGCGGCAGAGCAGCTCGCGCACGAGCGGATCTACCGCGCGGGGCGCCTTGCTCGCGTGCTCACCGACGCCGTCCGCGTATGGGCGGACGGCGTGACCTTCACCCGCGTCCATGGTTTCGACGCCTCGGCGATGACGCACGCGCGCAGGACGCGCGTGGTCGACGCAATCCACGCGTGCAACGTGGTGGCGCCTGTGCTCACGTCCCCCGAACCCATGCGCGAGCGCGATGACGCCGTCGCGCTCCTCGCGCAGCTCATCGACGCGCGCCCCGAAGACCTCCTCTCGCAACCGTGGGAGTCGGTGAATATCGACGACCTCGACAACGTCTGACACACTTCAACCCTGAAACCTGTAACCGTGAGATTCCGACCATGAACAAGCCCTTCTCGACCCTCCTCCTCGCGCTCCTCTTCACCTCCGCCACCGCGTGTGAAGACACGACCACCACGCCTCCTCCGCCCCCGCCGCCGCTTCCGACGACGGCGCTGACGTGCACGATCACGGCCACGCAGAAGGAGATCGACGGAACACCCACTGTGCTCGGCACGTTCCCAGGGTCGCCCGTCGACATTGACGACGATCTCGTGTCGTTCGATCTCGTCGCCTGCGCCCTGGAGTTTCCGGGGGCGTACGTCCGCACGGCTGCGGTGGTCGTCGGCATCGACGCAGTCACCGCGTACGACGGCACCGGATGCGGCGGCACGTACTTCGACGCCTCAACTATCCAGAGCAGCTACGTCTCGTACACCGATGACACGCGCGAGTTCATCGTCGAGGTGGTCTTCGACGACAACAGCGCGGTGGAATTCGAGGGCACATGTCGGACGCGCTAGACTTCGCGCTTTTTCACGACTGACCCGAAGGAACCTCAGGGATGAGCGATGGTTTCTGCACGCACGGAAGGCCGCGCGCGATGTTCTGCGAAGCGTGCCTCGTCGAGTTTCACGCCGGAGGCCCGCCCGCGGTCGCGGCGTCGCCGCTCGCTGACGCGATGCTTCCCGTGCCCGCGCCGACGCGCCGTGAGAGCGACGAGACCTACACCGTGCGATCGCTCCGCGCGCGGATCGCGTCGCTCGAAGCGACGATCGCCGAGGAGCGCATCGCCCGCGCCCGAGAGCGCGAGGAGCTGCTCGCGGGCCTGCAACGCGCCGAGCTGCGCGCGGCTGATGCCGACGCAGCCGCTCGCGCGCTCCACCGCGCGATCGCGACGCAGACCGAGGCGCCCGACGACGCGCCCGAGACGGTCCACACCGCGCTCGGACAGGTAGTACTAAAAGCGCGCAAGTACGAGGACATCGCACCTACACACACACGACTCGTGAAAGCCGCGCTCGATTGGTGGCTTTCCAGGCAGAAGGGGCTCGAAAACATGCGTCGCCCCAACTCCACAGCGCACGTCCAGACCACGCAGGCGTTCTACGCCGTGCTCGCCGACCTCGCCGAGGAGGAGCACAAGCGGAACCCGGACCAGCTCGCCTACCTCGTCGCGCGGGACGCCCGCTGGCGTGCGCGGCAGGAGGGCATCCAGGCAAAGATCAAGGGCGCGAAGAAGGCGCTCGCGAAGAAGAAACGGACGAAGTCACCGTGAGTCACGACGAGTGACGAAGCCGCTGGCGGCCTTCGGCCGCGCGGGATAGTCTGGATCCACGAAGACCTGCGGCTCCTTCGGGAATCGTTCGGCAGCGAGGGGGAGGGGCCGGAAGGCTCCACCCCTTTCGTCTTTCGGGACCCCCCGCCCGCTTCCCCTGCAGTGCTGTAGTGCTCCGCGACGTGTTTCTGATACCTTGGCGACCATGCCGAGCTACGAGTCGAAGCCGCTGTCGATCCGCTTTTCCCCTGCGCAGCTCGCGCTGATCGATGACGTCGCCCGGCAAATGCGCGTCTCGCGCTCGATCGCGGTCCGTGCGCTGATCACCGCTGCGCTCGCGGACGACGTCGGTCGCGCGGTGGCGTGGGAGTACACCGCGAAGCTGATGGCGGTCCGCAAGCTCCTCACGAAGCTCTTCGCGCGCGCGCTGCGGGAGACCGTCGACGCGACGATCCAGACGGCCATCGCCGAGGACGTGTTCGCGATGCGGAGCGAGGACATCGAAGACCTCGTCGACGCGGGTATCAGCGAGGACGAGGCCGACGCGTGAGCCGGGAGGCGCGGAACCCGTACGCGCGGCTCCTCCGCGTCGACTGCTCCAGCCTCTCGAATCGGGAGGCGAAGGTCTTACTCACCCGGTACGAACGCATCGTCCAGCACCACGTGACGGCGTTCGCGCGCGCGCTCCCGAAAGCTCGGGGGCTCGACTCCGAAGACCTCCTCGCCGTCGGGCGTTACGCCGTGCTCGAAGCGTCGCTCACGCACGCCGCCGACCGTAACGTGTCGCTCGACACTTGGGTCTACACGGTCGTGCGCTGGCGCATCGCGCACCAGGTCGAGGTGATGGACGAGGCCCACGTGGTTGTCTACCGCGACGTTCTGGCCGCCGCAGGGCGTGTCGCCGAGGGCCGGGAAGACCGGCGGGACGGCGGGGCGTGCGGCGACACCGACCTCGACGTGCTCGGGGGCGAGGACGCGATGGTCGCGCAGATCGACGCCCGACGGGCGCTCGCCCAGGTAGGGGCGTTGCTCGCAGGAATGCCCATGCGAATGCGGCACATCCTCTTTCAGCGGCTCGCGGCGCAGTCGTCCGGGGACGTCGCGGGCGCGCTCGGGATCTCTCACTGGCGAGAGCAGCAGCTCATGGTGCGGATCCGCGCCGACCTGCGCGCAGGGCTCGCCGCCCACCTCGCCGCCGGCTGAGGGGTTACATCCCGTCCGCCGGGGCCGGTACAACGGTTCCATGGACAAGAACGCCATCCTGGCGGGAGCCGTGGCCGGAGCCTTCGCAGGCGTCGCGACGTGGCTCATCCTCCGCCCCGTCGTCAACTCGCAGATCGAGTCGACCTTGCAGACGCAGCTCCGTCAGCAGATCCCGACGCAGCTCAACTCGGCGCTCGACGCGAAGCTCGCGGAGTTCGGGTTCACGCGGCAGACCGGCCAGCAGGTCAGCTCGCTCCTCGACGCGCTCGATCGCGTGGGGCTCGTCTGATGTCGCCCCGGGGCCAAGCCGCCACGGCCGGCTTCGTCGTCGGCGCCGTCACCTTCGCCGGCTGCTTCTACTTCTGGATCCAGCGGAAGCAGGCGGACCTCGCCCACATCGGGCAGAACCTCGCGCCCGCGATCGCCGAGCAGGCGGTCAAGGACTACATCGCCACCAACTACGGCATGACGCCCGAGCGCCTTCGCGCGGCGATGGGGCACATCCGGGCAGTGCAAGGCTCGCTCGGCCCGATCCTCTCGGCCTCTATCCTTCGGTGATCCCATGATGCTCACGCGCCCCGCGCACACCGCGCCCATCGACTCGCAGCTCACCGGCATCTACGGCCTCACGGGTCGTGTCCACTGGCCGACCGCCCTCGCGCGCACGGCTCTTCGCGGCCTCGTGCTCTGGCCCGTCATCGCCTTCGTCGGCGGCACGCGCGGCGTGCGTGGCGCGATGACCGCGCTCGTCGGCGGTGCGGCCTACACCGTCGTCGAAATGGCCTTCGACGCCACGGGCGCAGCGAACGCCGCAGCCTCGGTGCTCTCGTCGTCCGCCGCCCCAGGCACGCTCCCGAACGGCGTGCCCACGCAACCCGCACCGGCCGACATGATGCCGAACGGCATGGGTCGCGTGATCGACGCAGCGCAAGGCGGTGTGTGGTGAACCTGCTCGCGCTTCACGCCTCCGTGAACAAGTCGCCGCTCGTGAACGATGCCAAGGGCGCGTTCATCCCTCAGGCCCAGGTCTTCGCGAAGATCCACACCGCCGCCGGCCACACGGTGACGCGGGTGCCGTTCGCGAACGACCTTCTGCCCGCGGCGCGGAAGAAGGCGTTCTACGACGCGATCCGCGCGGCGAAGGGCCTCGATGGCTTCGCCTACTTCGGCCACGGCCTGCGCACGTCGCTCCCGAGCGCGGGGCTTCAGCTCTCGGACATCCCCGAGCTGGCGAAGCTCCTCGCCGCGGCGACGAACCCCGACACGCGCACGCTCCGCATCGCGCTCTACGCGTGCTCGGCGGCAGCGAGCCCGCTCCGCGTCGTCGTCAGGACCGACGACGAGGGCGTCTACGGTGGCGAGGGCTCGGGCGATGGCGGCTTCGCCGATCTTCTCCGGGACGCGCTCGCACAGCTCAAAATCAAGGGCCACGTGGACGCGCACATCAACGCGGGCCACACGACCACGAACCCGTACGTCAAGCGCTTCGTCTCGGACGGTGAGCACACCGGCGTCGGCGGTGAGTGGCTCGTGTCGCCGAAAGACGCGAAGCTCTTCAAGGCGTTCCGGAAGAAGCTCACGGACGATCGGACCTTCCGCATGAACTTCACGTTCATGGAAGCGGACGCCGTTCGCGCTGCACTCGTCGGAGGCTGAAGTGGCGAACCATTCGAGCACGGACCTCTTCGCCCTCGCGCACGACCTGCGCGCGATCGTGTCGAACCCCGTGACGCCCGCGTCGGTGAAGTCGCAGGCGGAGACGATGCTCGCGAAGTACGCGACCGCCTTCACGGCGGCGCAGGGCATCCCCGTCGGCACGTCGATCTCGATCTACGTCCAGGAGGACGGGCACCCGACGATCGGCGCCGTCGCGACCTTCGTGCGCGACACGGCCGCGCCCTACGTGCTCGGCAGGACGCTCGCGGAAGGGTCGCCCGCAAGCTCGCGCTCGACGTCGGTGCTCCGGCCTGTGGCGACCCCTCCTTCGTCACTTGCACCGACGTCGGGCGCGGGGTCGTCGAAGACGCCCCGCTGGCTCGTCTACGTGCTCGCCGCCGGTGCGGGCTTCGGTGCGATGTACTTCTGGCTCCGGCGGTCCAAGGGAAGCAGGCGCGCACGATGAACCCGACCACTTCTCCACCCCCGCAGACGCAGATGCAGGCGCAGACGCAGGCGCAGACGTCGTCGCTGCCCTGGTGGCTGAAAGGCAACACGATCCCGGCGGTGCTCGCCTTCTGCGCGGGTGCTGGCGCGGTGTACTTCTGGCGGAAGCGGTTCCCATGACCTACGGACATCCGACGCACACGCCGACGCCCCAACTGTCCGGCCCCGGGACGGAGATCGTCGCCGACCCTGTACGCCGCGGGCTGTACTGGCTGCGGTTCAAGGGCAAGCTCCTGTTGCCCGCGCTCGCTGGCGCGCTCGTGATGCACTTCTGGCTCAAGCGGTCCAAGCGACGCAAGCGGTAGGAGACGAACGATGCGAGTTGCAACCCTCGGCCAGCTCTCGACTGGCATCCGCCCCGGCGAGACGATCGCCCACCCCTACAGCCTGAGCGCCGTCGCTCCGATCCCCGTGCCCTCCGCGGGCGTGTACGGCTTCGGCACCATGACCGAAGAAACACAGATGCGTCTCGGCGTCGGCGTCTGTGCGTTCGTCGCCGGAGGCATCACCGGCTACCTCTTCGCCGCGCGGCGGAAGCGTCGTCGCTGATGGCGAGTCGCGTGAAGCCGCAGCCCATCGGACCCCGTCTGCCTGGCGGCGCCTTCCAGGCGTCGCGCACGCGCGCGACGAAGATCGGACGCTGCTCGCTCACGCGGCGGTACACGCGGCACACGAAGTGGAGCCTCGACGAGCCGTCGCAGCGCCGCATCGCGTACACGCTCGACTGCGGCCAGCGTCGTCGCGCCGACCTCGAAATCATCCACTCCCCGAACCGTGATGCGTACTGGCGCGAACGGCTCGGCCTGGCGCGCGGCGTGAAGGTGTGGCGTGTGTCGTCGATCGACACGGAAGCCGCAGCGCAGCGCAAGGGCCTCGCGACGCGTCTCTACGAAGAGGCGGCGAAGCACGTGTGCGCGCGTGGTGGCGTGCTCATCTCGAACAACCGACTGCCCGGGGCGAAGAGCCAGGACTTCTGGTGGAAGCAGGTGCAGAAGGGTCGCGCTCGCCGCGTCGGCGAGGGCGAGTTCGTCCACGCGAGCGTCGTGCTCGACTGCGCGCACGCAGGCGACCTCTCGGGCGTCGCGAAGCGTCGGCGCGTGAAGCGCAAGCAGGTGAAGCGCAAGCCCGTGAAGCGCAAGACGACGAAGCGAGCTGCACGATGATCCCGTTCGAGTCACTCTCACTCCCGCTCTTGCGCGCGAAGGACGGCTGGACCTATCAGGTCACGCCGCGCGACTTGCTCGTGATGGCGCGCTCGATCCGGCGCGAGAGCACGCGCGACGGTGACGCGATCCCGTGGATGTACGCGCAGCGGCTCTACCTCTTGCGCCGCTCGTACAGCTCGCTCGCCGCGCTCGCCACCGCCTACTCCCAGCCGATCAATCCCGCGTGGTTCCCGAGCGGACGCTTCTGCGTGCCGGGCGGGGAATACCACGGCACGCGCTCGTGCCTGGACGCACCGAACCGTCCCGGCTACGCCGCCGCGTCGTGGGAATCGCTCGGCGACGCGACGCAGACGGCGACCGCACGGTGGGCGCGCGGTGACGTGCCGAACCCGGTGCCGAAGGTCGTCCACTTCGCGGCGGAAAGCCTCGTCGCGCGGCAGATCGCCGCCGGTGGAACCAGCGAGAAGCGCGTGATCGTGCGGCAGGGACGCGAGCCCTTCACGAACACGTTCCTGTCTACGAAGACGTCGCGCGAGTGGCCCGACGACTTCATCCAGCTCGAAGTGGGAGGGAAGGTCGTCGGCACGACCTCGAATCCACTACCCTACGTTCTCGGTGCACTGGCGATTGGCGCCGGTGTAGCTGTGCTAGTGGCGCGCAAGCGCTGAGAGGAGAGAAGCCATGGCAAAGTCCTGCGCATGCGTGCCCGCGAGGCGCGCGAAGAAGAAGGCGAAGAAGTCCACCACCAAGCGCCGCACGAAGAAGTGCGCGAAGGGTGCGAAGGGCGCGGCCTGCCGCGCTCGGAAGCGCGCCGCCGCCAAGCGTCGCAAGTCGCGCGCCTGATCGGCGTGCACGCATGCGTGCGTGAGTAGGGGGCGATGCGGAGAAATCCACATCGCCCCTTGCTTTTATTATGTACCTGCGCCGCGCGTCGTATCACCTTTCCAGGATACGGAGGAGCCATGAGACAAGTCGTTGCGCTTATCACGGTTTTCGCACTCGGGATGTTGCCCGGGTGCGCCGGCCGCCAGCGAGTGAGAGCCTACGAGGCTGAGCTGGCGCGCTGCGAAGCGAACCTGCACGCGATCATCGCGCGCGATCCTGCCACGAGCACCGAAGAGCAGGACCTCGCCGACCTCACCGCAGAACGCGCGCGCTGCCTGAGCGCGCTCGACACCCTGCACGGAGACCTGCCATGACCCAGCCGAATCTGGAACCGTACGAGGAGCTGTTCGACGTCGCCGTCCGCACGGCCTTCAAGCTCCCGAGCGACTTCGACGTCGTCGACATCGGGAAGAAGGTGCTCCACGCGATCCCGATCCTGATCGAGTTCTTCCGCGCGCGGCGGAACGAGAAGATCGACGTCTCGCTCGCGAAGCTCCGCGCGAGCATCGTCGCCGACTTCGACGCGGCCGAAGACGCGATCCGCGACAAGTACCGCACGCAGGACGGGCAGGACGATGACTGATGCCCTCGGCGACCTGCACCAAGTCTTCACCGCAGGCGGAAGCGCTGCGGGGATGTGGATGTTCGTCCGGTACGTCGCGAAGCAGACGATCGCGTGGCTGAATGCCCGCGAGAGTCGCCTCATGGCGGAAGCGACCGAGCGAACGAAGCAGGTCGCCGCGGATGCGCAGGCCAAGGTCGAAACAGCGCGCGCGGACGACATCACCGCGCAGCAGGCGCTCGACAACGAGCACGAGTGCCTTCAGCTCGTGAAGGCGCAGATCGCCGAGACGAAAGCAGTGCGCAACGAAGTCACCGTGCTCTCGGAGATCATCACGCGTACGGTGAAGGACTACGACGACTGCGAAAGCGCACGCGCCGTACAGCAACATCGCATCGAAGTCCTTGAGACGACAGGCAGGCGCACGCGGAAGCGCATCGCGCAGCTTGAAGCCGCGCTCGTGACGGCGGGGATCTCGCCGCCTGCCCCGACGCAACGCTTACCGTCGACGCCGCCTGCGTCGGACTGAAGCGGACAGGAGCGGACTGAAGCGGATAGGGCCGAGCGGGGTCGGACTGGCGCGGACTCAGGCGGACTCAGGCGGACTCAGGCGGACTCGGGCGGACTCGGGCGGACTCAGGGGCCTACAAGAACGAAAGGGGCCGGCAGTAGTGCCGTCCCCCTGCGCCCCGTTCGGGTCCTTCACTCGGTCAAAGAAGGCCGTCGCGTTGCTTGTACCGAAGCCTAACGCGGGCCGCAGGCCCGCGCCATGGCTCAGAGCTTCATCATGCGTGCGCGCTCTCCGTCGCGCAGTTTCGCGAACGTCTTCGGCACGACGCCCTTCGCGTGCTGCGCGCACAGGTGCCAGGCCCGGCCTGCGCGCTCGAAACGCACGCTCGCCCAGCGCGCGCACGGGCCTCGGTCGGCCTGCGTGTACGGCTTGCGGTGTACGGTGGCTTCGCACCGCGCCGTTCCGGACGCGATGCGCTCCATCTTGACGGTCGCGTTCCCCTCGTTCGCCATGGCTCAGGAGCCCTTCCCGGGCAGCTCCTCGCGCCCGAACTTCTCGCGGATGCGGCGCTGCACGTTCCCGATCGCGTCGGGGCGTGCCTCGTCGAGGTACGTGCTCGTGGTGAGCATCGAGCGGTGGCCGAGGAGCTGCTGTACGGCCGGCATGTCTTCGGTCACGCGGAGCGCCTGGACGGCGACCGTGCGGCGAAGGCGGTGCAGGTAGATGCGGCCGTCGACGCCCGCGCGTCCTGCGGCGCGCAAGAGCGCCCGTCGCACACGCTTGTACGCGGGGCCTTCGCCCGACGCTCGCGTGTCCTTCGGCGTCACGAGCTGCGCGACGTTCGTCGCGTCGCGGTTCCGCTCGGCGAGCGCGATGAGCCGGAGCCAGTCGGCCGGCGCACCTGCGATCGGGAGGATGCGCCACTCGCCGCCCTTCGCGTCGAACCGGACTTGGTTCGTGCGCTTCGCTTCGAGCAGCGCGGAGCACGGGATCGCGAGTAGGTCGCCGATGCGCAGGCCCGTCGCCATGAGCGTGAGCAGGACCGCGGGGATCGCGCCGCCGCGCTTCATCGAGTCTTCGAGGAGCACGTCGTAGAGGTGCTGCCACTCGGCGTCCGGGATCGAGCGCGCGGCGAGCTTGCGGCGCGTCTGCGCCTCACGCCGCTTCTCGATGCCGGTCTTCTCCGTCGCCTTCTGGTTCTCATGCTCGGCGAGGAAGATCCCGACGTTGCGCGTGAGCACCGGATCGGTGTGGCTCTCGCGCCACCTCTGCCACGCACGCGCGGCGGAGACGTTCACGAGCGTGAAGTCGAGGTCGTAGAGGGCGTCGGTGCGCATCGCGCGGAGCGCAGTCGCGTACCTGCGCCCGGTCTGGTCGCGGTAGCCGCCGACACGGAGCGCTTCACGGAAACGGTCGATGGGGTCCACGATCACCTCGCCGGAGCTTGCAGGTACTCGTTCAACGTCCGGCCGCAGTCGACGCGTGTCCAGCCCGACGCGATCATTCGGTCCATGCGCGCGCGGATGTAGCGCGGAGCGCCCCATGTGTACGCGCGGCATCGGTTGCGGGGCTCGGCGAGCGCCGTGCGCACTTCGCGTAGGCGCTGATACCAGCGCAGACGGTAGCGCGACCACGGCACGCCAACGGGCCAGCCTGCGGGCTCGTCGAGCCCCGCGTCGAGCGCGTTCACCCATCTGCGTCGCGTCGGACCAAACGTCGCTTGCGCGTGGAAAGTCGCGACGTAGTCCGCGATGTCGAGGCCGAGCACGCGCGCACGGTTGCGGACGACGTGCGCGATGGCGCGCGGGTCGTTCGTCGCCGCAAAGCCCGCTTCGTGGACGACGAGCCGTGCGAGACGCACCTCCGCGAGCGTGAAAGGCGCATCCGCGGCGGCGCGATCCGTACACGTGCTGCTCGCGAAAAGCAGCGTGAGGCAGAACACCGCCGTGACCGCGATGAGGAGGAAGCGTGCTTTGTTCGTCATGGGTGGGTCGTACCGAGCGAGGGGTTGCGTGTCTAGGTCCCCGGTCGTGACGGCCTGAGCCACGCTCCGAGGGGCGCGAAGGCGTGTTCGACGCGCGCCTTTGCTTCCGGGTCGACGAGCCAATGCACGAGCGTCGTCGCGAACGTCGCTTTGTCGAACGACATCGTCTTCGCGTTCGTGCCGCGCATGAACGTGATGCGCGTCTCTAGTTTCAGCGCCTTGCGACGCCCCGCCCCCGACGTGTCGAGCTTCGCCGCAGCCAGCTCACGTTCGAGGCTCGCGAGCGAGCGGTGAAACCCGAGCCGCCCCTTGAACGCGAGCATGCGCGCGTGGTCGTTCCCGAGGATGTGCTCGTGAACAGCCACCGTGTCGAGACGCATCGGCATGAGCAAGAGCACGTGCGCGCCCTTCGCGCTCTCCGTGGCGCACTTCGCGACCCACGAGCGGAGGTCTGAAAACGGCGGATTCACGTACACGATCCCGTCGATCTCGAACCAGTCCTCGCGGAGGCCGTCGCCACCGTCGGTGACGTCGATGATGTACTCGGCGTCGAGCAGGGATTCGGCGGAGTGGCACGGGTCGAGCGCCACACCCCCGCAGGCTTTGAGCGCGGCGACGACTTCCGGCGGCGTGAGCCAGTCGTCGGTGCCTGCAAGCGTGTCGAACGATTCACTCATCGGACGGGTCCTTCCTGGGTCCTCGAAGATCACAGCTCCGCGAGATTCGTGCCGATGGCCGCCGTGGCGACGTACTTCATCGGCGTCCCGCCGGGCGTGAACGCAAACTCGCACGTGAGCGAGTCCTCGACGCACTTCGCGACGGCTTCGGCCTTCGTCTCGTCGCACTCGACGTACACGGCGTCGTGGATCTGCGCGATGATCACGGCCGTGGGGTCGATGAGCGGGAGCGCCTTGCGCAGGCGTGCGAGACCGAACGCCATCACGTCCGCGCCGCCCGACTGGATCGGGTAGTTGTAGACGACGCTCGCTTCGACGTCGCCGAGCGGGAAGATGCGGCGGCGCCCGTAGAGCGGCGAGCGCACTTCGCGGTTCGCCTGCGCGTCGCGGAACGTCTTGTCGCGCCACGTGGGCACGCCCGGGAAGAGCCTGAAGTAAGTCTTCGTGACGCGCTCGATGAACGGCAGCGTGAGCGGCGGACCGTCGTAGCCGCCGTTGTAGATCGCGTCGAGCACCGTCTGGCCGCCCGCGCCGTAGTTCAAGCCGTAGATCGTGCGCTTGTTCACGTCACGCAGCGTCGAGCGCTTGCACTTCTGGCACTTGCACTTCGGCTCGCCCGGTTGCGGCTTCGTGTGCGACTTGTCGAAGCGGTCGAGGCTCGTGAACGTCGCACCGAAGACGAACGACGCGACGTAGCTGTGCGGGTCGCAGTCGGGGTTCAACTTGTCGTCCTCGCGCGCGTTCATGCACCGCTCGATGAGGTTCTTGTCCCCCGAGAGGTTCGCGATGATGCGCATCTCTAGCTGCGCCTGGTCGGCGCCGACGAGCTTGCGTCCCGGCGGTGCGACGAACACCGCGCGCATCCACTTTGGCCAGTTCTGGCACTGCCCGGTGACGCTGACGCAGCCGTTGTGGCGCACCACGATGAACGACGACGGCACCGAGACGCAATACACGGTGAAGCCCGCGTCGTCGTGCAGCTCCGTGCGGCGCGTGTTCCTCGTGCCTGACGACGTGCGTAGCTGCCCGTCGATCTGCCAGTTGACCTTCGCGTCCGGGTTCGCAGGCGGGTACGCACGACGGCGCGCACGGTAGCCGGAGATCGAGAGCACCGCCTGCACGAGGTCCGCGTTCGCCTGCTCCGACGACGCGTACATCCCCGCGCCGATTCCACCTGTGCGCGAGGAGTCGCCCCACCGGTGCAGCTCGTGGATGAACACGTCGCGCGTGGACGGCGACGCCTCCGTGAGCCACGCGGAAGTCCACGTGCGCTCGGGAACCGTGAGCCAGGACTGCGCGAAGCCCGGCGGCAGCACGACGCTGAAGACATGCCGCACGTTCCGCGTGGTTCGTGGCGAGACCGTCCATGCGTAGGGCAGCAGCGCAAGGATGCCCGCGAGTCGCCTGCGCCTTCGCCATCCATCGAGCGTGAAGTGCCACACCTGCTGGCCGTCCGCGCGCACCTGTCCCGCGGACGCGTGTGCCTGGAACGCGACGAGGAAGCGGACGTACGCGGGCGGAAGATCGTAGTCTCCGCCGACGTACATGCCCGCGTGAAGCTGCTCGTGGTCTTCGGGGTAGTCCTTCGCCTCGACGACCCGCGTCCTGCCCGTCTTCCGGTTTCGCACGAGGCATCGATGGTCGGGCGTCACGACGAGCGAGGTCGCCGTCGTCTGAAGGTGAAGCATCGGCCCGTGGTGCTGCTTCTGGATCCACGCCTCGGGATGCACCCAAGAGATCCCGCCGGTCTCGCGCGTGTACTGCGCCACACGCAGGCCCTCGCTCGGGTCGATCGCGTCGAAGCGCACGAAACCGCGTTCGGTGAGGATCTCCGTGTCCGCGCTGAAGCAGTTCGGGGTGCTCGTCCACCGACCCGTACGCGCGCCCGTCACGTTCCACGTCGGGTGGAAGCGTCCGTCCTCGCCGATCTGCCGCAGGTCTTCGGCGCGGACGAAGTGGGAGAGGTTGTACTCGATCTTTTTGTACGCCAGCAGCTCGCGCACGAAAGGCTCGGCGATGTGCAGGCGCAGCGTGTCTGCGTCCATCGCAGGCGCGTCGGTCTTCTCCGTGCGCTTCAGGACGGGGAGCCGCAGGGGACCCGCAGGATCGAAGAGCACGTACTGAAGCCGTGCCGCAGCGCTCTTGCCACCGTCCCTCTCGATCTGTTTCTTCTGCTCGTCGGTGTCCGTGAGCCGGAAGTTCGGGTCCTTCAGGATCTCGCGCATGTTCGCGAGGTGCAGCGCTTGCTCGCGCGTCTGGTCGGCGTCGACCTTCGCGAGCGCTTGCTGGTTCAACGGCAGGCCCGCGATCTCCATGTCGATGCACACTTCGTGCATCACCTTGTCGCTCGTGACGACGTCGCGGACGTTCTCGACGTCCACACGCCCGCGACCGTTCGGCGTGCCGTTGAGCGCCGTCCACGCGAGCGCCGTCGCGTGCAAGTCGCGCGCGTTGTAGAGCGCCAGCTCCTCGAACGTGCGGTAGCCGGAAAGCTCCGCGTGCTCGTCCCACGCGGCGCCCTCTTCGGCGCCGCCCTTCCACGCAGGCGCGTCGGTCAGCTCGTGCGCGATGAAGCCGAGGCCGTGCTCTTCGTCGGGGTAGCAGTTCGCGTGGACGACCATCGTGTCGCCCTCGATGCCGGAGACCTCGACGCCCCACATGCGGAGCATCGACACGCGGTCGTAGCCGAAGTTCTGCCCGACCTTGCGGTGCACGGGCGATTCGAGGAACGCGCAGAGCGCATCCTGCGCAGGGTGTCCGGGGAGGATCGAGCCGCCCCACGTGCGCGTGTCGATCACGAGGCCGACGCCCGTGTCGACGCGCTCGATGCCGATGCAGACGATATTCGTGACCTTCCACGGTCCGCCGCGGCGGTTGGTCTCGATGTCGACCGTGTAGACGCCCGGCTCGGCGGTGTGCTCGCGGATCGCGTTCGCCGCTTCCTCCGGCGTCATGTGCTCCGTCGTCGTGAAGTTCACGTCGAACACGGGATCGCGCGTGAGCAGCGACTTCGCCTTGCGGAGGTGGTCGACGGTGGCGCGGGCGGCAAACTGCCCGCCCATGAGAAACTTGCCGCCCTTCGACTTGCGCATTCCGCCGTCGCGCATGAGCAAGAGCGCGGGAGAGTACGTCGGGATCACGAAGCGCACGCCCAGCTCGCCGAGGTCGCCTTGCAGGTCCTCGGTCGGGAGGATCGCGCCGACGACACCGTTGCGCCCTGAGAGGGTGCGCATCGGGCGGTACTCCACGTAGCTCGCAGGCGTCTTCTTCTTCCCGCCGCAGTGGACGCACTTCGGGCGCTTCAGTTTGATGCGCTTCCACGACGTGCCGCACTCGGGGCAGTTCGGCTCGGTGGCGATGAGCTTCGCGTGCCACGCGGCCTGCGCCTCGTCGGTGCCGGATGGCGCGAAGAGCAGGTGCTTGCACGAGCCGTTCGGGCACTGCTGCGCGGGCGCGAGCTTTCGGTCGATGGGGTCGCACGACGAGCACGGATTGTCGACGAGGCGCGTGCGCTGCACCGCGTGCGAGGTGAGCGCGTCGAGACCCACCTGCCCGAGCACCACGATCACGCGAGGCTTCGCCGCCGCGATCTCCGCTTCAAGGCGCGGGAGGCAGGCGTAGAGATCGTCGGCGATGTGCTTGCGGAGATCGGACGACTTCACGCTCGGCGGATGGCCGAGCACGGCGACCGTCTTCCACACGGTCTCGGGCGCGATGCCCGCTTCGACGAGGAGCGCGTCGAGGAGCTGCGCGGTGCGTCCGATGAAGCCCGTGCGTCGCTGCGCTTCGAGCCGCGTCGGAAACTCGCCGATCACCATGAGGCCGCCTTGCTCGTACGCAGGGCCGACGACGTTGGTCACGAACGATCGCTCACCACGGCAGGCGAGCTTCAGCGAACACGCGTCGCAGTCGGCGTGCCCAGGTCCGTAGGTCTCGAACGCGGTCACTGAGGTGGGGCGGTCCATGCGGTACTTTCGGTTCGGTTCGGTTCAGTGGAGGCGGTACACGTCTCGGCGAGGCCGAGGAGGAACACGGCGATCGCGTACGCCCACAACGCGATCGCCGGACGGTTGTCGATCACTTCCTCGCCGCGCCGGTGCGCTTCACGAGGTAGTAGATCGGCCAGCGGCGGTTGTTCACGGCCGGCAGACGTACGAAAAGCAGTTCCTCGGCAGTCGTCGGCGGATCCTCACGACGCACGTGCCCGTGCGCGACGGCGCGGTTGAGGCGTGTGATCGCGGCCTGGCGCGAGATCCCGAGCGCTCGCCCGTAGGCCGCTGCGGTGCAGCCCTCGGTGAGGAGCTTCTCGATCTCCGCGGCACCGGTCGGCGCGGTCTTCCGCGCTTCCGAAAGCGACTTCGCGGGTTTCTTCGTCGGCTTCGCCGCTTTCTTCGCGGCTTTCTTCGTCGGCTTTGCCATGGGGTCCTCTTAGGTCGAAAGCCCCGCACACGAAGCCGTGTGCGGGGCGTACGCCCTCACGTAATGAGACTCGAAGCCGGCGTGTCGGGCGCCTGGAAGAACTCGACCGCGTAGCCGAGAGACTCCCAAATCGCACGCACCGCAGGCGTGGTGACGAGCATGTACACGCTCGTCCAGCTCGCCACCTGGCCCGCGTAGTCGGGGGCTTTCGGATCGAGCTGCTTGCGCACCTTCACACGCGCAAGCTCATGCTGGTTCGTGGGGTTCCGCAGAATGAAACCCCAATACGGATGGGTCGCGCGCGCTTCGTCCGACACGATGTCTTCGATGACACGTGCGTAGGTCTCGGCGTTCTGCACCGCGTTCGCGATGTGCTGCGCAAGCAGCGTCGCGGGAATGTGCGGCACGACGTGCCGCAAGGTGTTCGCACTGTGCGCGACGTAGGCTTCGAGGAAGTCCCCCTCCGCCTGCGCCTCGTCGTGCTCGGCGCTCACGACGTCGCCCGCGGACGGCGCTGGATGCCGCCCTGACGCGCGGGCTCGGCCTTCGGAGCCGCGGCCTTCGGAGCGGGCGGCGCCTCCTCTTCCGGCTCGTCGTCGGCGTAGACCGTCTCGTTCCCGATGCGGTTCTGGTCCTTGCCCTCGTACTTCTCGACCGTCAGCTCGGCCGTGAAGCGCAGACCCACGAGGTCGTTTTCGTCGAACTCGATCTGCGGGTTGCCCTTCTCATCCTCGCCGACGACGTTGTGCGGAACGCGCGACGCCTCGATGAGCATGTTCAGGCGGAAGAGCGCCTGCGGGAGGAGCGAGTACCACGTGGTGAACTTCTTCCCCGCGTGCGGGCCGTCGATGATCTCCGTGACGACCTTGAGCTGCGGGTTGCCCTTCTTCGAGGCCCCCTGCTCGACTTCCATGATCTCGAAGGAGTAGATCCCCGCGGGATAGACCTCGAACAAACTAGACGCGTTGGTGTAGCGAATCATGTTGCTTTGTACTTTCCGTTTTCAGTTTTAGTGACTGACCCCGGAGGAACGATTCCCCCGAGGAACGTCGACCAGCTCGAACCACACGCGGATGTTCGTGTAGCCCCTCTCCTGCGCGGTGAACCGCGCGTGCTGTTCGGAGAGGTAGGGACCGTGCTTCGCGACGCGATCGTTCGCGAAGTAATAGAACCGACGCTTCACGTGCCGGTGCCCACGATGATCGCGGAGAAGTTGTTGAAGTCGAAGTTTTCGACCACGCCCGGGATCTCGCGGAAGCGCGTACGCGCGGGGTACACGCGGTAGGGCTGGAAGTGGACGCGGTAGAGCGGCTTGCCCTTCGCGCTCGTCGCCGGGACGTTCTCGCAGAAGCCGATCACGTCGCACGCCGACGGCAGCATGCGCGCCATCTTCCCGACGATGTCGGGCGAGCCCTCGACCGCAGTGCCCTCACCGTCGACCTTCGAGAGCGCGGTGAACACGACGTGGCAGTCGAACGTGCGGAGCGTTGAGTGCACCATGCGGAGGTGGTCGGCGATGAGGCCCCACCGCTGCTGGTCCATCTTGTGCGTGCCGTTGCCCGAGACGTCGTCTTGGAGCATCGCGCAGTAGTGCGTCATCGACTCGAAAACGATCGTCTCCCACGGGAACGCCTCCATCGCGGCTTCCTCGTCGCCCTCGGCGAGCTTCGACCGCATGAGCGCGTGCTTCGTGCTCAGATGCTTCAGAATCTCAGCCATGTGCTTTCGCGGCTCCACAGTCGCACCGCGTGAGTCACGACCGACTTTGATGTAGTCGTAGCCGAGACCGGCAAGCGACAGCTCGGAGCCTTCGGACACCGGGACGAGGAACAGCGGGTTCGGGAACGTCGCTGCGTTCGTGGTCTTGCCGGAGCCGGTCGAGCCGTAAAAGAACCAGTGGGTCCACGGGTTCTGAATCTTCTCGGTCTTCTGAATGTGAAAGAGATTCGACATGGTTCGGTGCGGTCCTTTCGTCGTCAGCGCGTCTGCTGCAACGTGAAGCCGAGTGGTAGCGTGCTTTCGACAATGCCGTCAACTGTCAAATCGGGCCTTCCGTGACAAATGTCGAAGTAGGTGCAGGGCTGGAAGTAGTGCGCCGGTCCCACGCAGTTACCGAGCGCCTTCGGCCAGCCGAGGTACTTGAACGTCCGGCCCACTTCCGCCCATGCGCGCATCGAAAGCTCGAACTCGGCGAGGTGCGGCTTCGACGCGATCACATGCACGCGCTCGTGCTGCACGTTCACGTCCTTCGACGTGATGTTCACGAGGCACCCGCCGAGCGGCTCCCCGTACGCGTCGAAGTCGATGATGCGTTCGGCGAGCCAGAGCTGCCCGAGCACCTGCATATCGAGCAGGTAGCCGGTTTTGATGTCCGGCGTGATCCGCTTCGCGGACTTGTGCTCGACGACCCACAGGCCCCCGAGCCGCTTCGAGTGGACGAAGAGATCGAGCCGACACGAGTAGGTGAACGGGTCGCCGGGTTCGTTGTGGACCAGCTCCTCCTCGACCCCGAGCACGGTGAAGTCGTCCGTGCTCGCGACGTCGAAGTAGTGCACGCACATGCGTTCGAGCAGCGCGACGATGTCCTCGTAGCCGGGCTCCTCCCAAAACGGACGCGCGCGTTCGTACGCACGATCGACCGCGACGTGGTGATTCGCGCCGCCCATGCGCTCGCGGTAGTACGTTTCGAGCATGAAGTGGAAGATCCACCCGACATCGAGCCCTTCGTCGGCCTTGCCGCGCTGCGAGGAGCGCCGCACGCCGAGCTGCCGTAGTGCGTGCTCACGCGGACAGAGGCGCATCCCCTTCCACAACGTCGAGCCGAACTTCGACCCGCCGGGATCGGGGATCCCGAGCACGTCGTACGGCGCACGACGTCCGTCCGCAGGCGCAGCGCGCGCACCGAAGCGGATCATTTCTCCACCCCCACAGGCTCCGTGCGCATGGCTTCCCACGCAGCGAGGGTGGCGAGCGCCGTGTCGACCGTCTTCTGCGTCCTGGCGTACTCACGCACGAGCCGCGCGTGGAGCGCGGGAAGGTGCATCGCGAGGACGGCGCGAACGTGCCCCGACGCTTCTGCGAGGGGCACGCGCGTCCTACCGGGACCCATGCGGAAGTAGAACAAGCCCCACGTGGTACCGTGCACGCGCGACCACGAGAGCGCGTACGTGTCCTCGCCGATCGGCACTTCAACCTCGGCGTACATGCTGTACTCCGCGAAAGCCACCTGCGCGCGTTCGATAGCTCGGTTCAACTCGTCCAGTTTGTTCATGCGTCGTCTCCTAGAATCTCTGAGGCGAAGTCCGCGCCTGCGTCCCGCGCGCGAAGTTGCGTCTCGTCGAGCGCATCACGCATCGCCGCGTCGTCGAGCGCGTCCGCGATGACTTCGGCCTTCGTGTCGAGGTGCTCCACGATCAGCTCGTCCGCGCTCGACTCGATCACGATCCAGTGGCTTCGGCACGGCTTACGCGCGCCGATACGGTGGATGCGCTTCTCCGCCTGGAGCACCGTCGCGGGGATCCAGTCGAGGTCATGCAGGAACACATCCGACGCCGCGTGCAGCGTCACGCCTTCCTTGAGCGAGTCGATCGTCGCGACGATCACCGTGGGCGAGTGGTTCGCCTGAAACTCGTCGATGAGCCGCACGCGCTCGGCATCCGGGACGCCGCCGTGGATGACGAACGCGCGACCGAACTCAGAGAGCTTGTCGACCTGCTTCGCGATCGACTCCGCCGTCTCGCGTCGCCACGTGAACACGACGGCGTTTTCGTTCTGTTCGAGGATCGACGCGACGCTGTGCGCCGTGTAGTCGACCTTCGCGTCGCTCGTCCATTTCCGCCAATCGTTAATGAGCTTCAACGTCTCTTCGCGCGCGACACCGCTACGGAACGCGTCGCGAAGACGTTGAAGCGCCTTCACCGTGTCACCCCCGGTGAACCGCTGGAGCGGTGCGCTCAGAGGACGTTCCGGCGGAATGCGGTGCACGATGCGCGTGAGCGGCGGGATCTCCGCGCCCACATCGTCGTTCGTGCGCCGCACGTAAAGCCCGGCGAGGCGCTGCCGCAGCTCCTCTTCGTGCCGTGTACCGTACGAGACCCACCCGTAGGCGTCCCGCGCGTAATGCGTGTATCGCGAGAGGAACTGGAAGAGCGTGCCCCACGAGCCGCCCCCGCCCGCGAGCGTGAGCAACGGCCAAAGATCGCGGACGCGGTTCGCGAGCGGCGTGCCGGTGAGCACGATGCGATGCCGAGCGAGCGGGCCGATCGCGAGCGCCGCCTTCGTGCGCTTCGCCTTCGGGTTCCGGAGCCAGTGGGCCTCGTCGAAGATCACGACGTTCGCCCGCGTCCCGTAGAGCGGGTTCGTGAACACGTGCCGCCAGTCGTCGAGGAGGTCGTAGTGGCAGAAGCGCCACCGCGCCGCACCGAACGCTTGCTCGGCTTCCTTCGTCGGCGTGCGCGCGTCCACGGCGTAGAAGTCGTCCGGGTCGTCGATCACGCCGCACGCGAGCAGCTCTTGCCGCCACACGTTGCGCACGTACTTCGGGCCGACGACGAGCACGCTGGTCCGTCCGCCGATGTCGTTACAGAGCGCCACCGCAGCCGCGATCGACGAGCTGGTCTTACCGAGACCCGGCGCATCGCAGAGCAGGCCACCGCCCGCACCGACGATCGTGAGCGCACCCTCGATCTGGTAGCTCCGCAGCGAACGCGTAGGGAGCGAGAGCGTGTCGCCCGTGAGGTCGGCCGGAGCCATCGCGCCCGGAGGACTGAAGCCGAGGCGCGCGAGCGCAGCGTGCGCCGAGCGGTGCGCCTGGATCGCACCGATGACCATGCGGTCTTCCGTATCCGAGATCGAGACCGAGACGCCCGGCACTTCCGAGAGGTCTTCGAGGTCTGCGAGCTTCGTACGCGGAAGCGTGAACTTTCCCGACCACCACACACCGTGCGTGGCGGATTGCGGACGCCAGTCGATCATCGCCATGAAGTTTCCCTTGCTCGGGCGGAGAGGGTCACCGCCCGACGACAACCATCATAACGCATGACAAGTTGTCGTCAAGCGGGATATTTCATCGCGAGCCACACG